GAGGACTGTCCGATCCAGCCCCCGCGGTGGATCAGCACGCCGGAGATCTCGATCACGGCTATACCATCAATAACTGGATAGAGGCCCTCACTATGCTGGCCAAAGCCCTCGGCAAGCCCACCCGCCAGAATACTGGCGCGGGCTGTTGGCATGGGGGCGCTTTCCAACGCGAGGCCTTGATCCAGCGTCTCGACCCTGCGCCCAAGGATGCGCGGTCCGAGGCCGGAAAGAAACGCCATGGCTTTGCAGGGCTCAACCAGCAGCGGCGTATTGAAGGCGCGCGCAGCAATGCGGGCGTGGAACATCAGGTCTGGTCCTCAGAGTTGCGCGGGCGGCCCGCGTCATCGGTTTCATCTGTCTGGTCGGTGTCGTCGTCTTCGCCCTCATCCTCATCCGGGCCCGGCAAAGCCTGCACGCCTTGCGCGGGCGAGCCGGGGCGGCGGAAGTCGAGGCCGAGCAATCGCTCGCGCTCCCGTTCGGCGGCGATTTCGCGGTCGACTTGTTCCGCGTCATAGCCACGCTCGGCAATGGCTTGGGTGCGTGATTTGAGACCCGCCTCGATCTGGGCGATTTCGGCATTGGCATCCTTCAGGGGATCGACCCAATCCCATTTGGTGGGGAGCCAGTTGGCCGCCAGCAGGCGTGCCCGGTCGGCCTCATAGCCGGGAAGGTCCAGTGCGCCGGACATTACGGCGGCATCCATCCAGCGCGCATAGACGGGACGGCAGAGCTGGTAGACCATGACCGAGTGCTGCCAGGCTGAGACGCGGCGCCGAAATTCGATAAGTGCAAGGCGAGAGTTCGAAAAGTTACCTTTCACCATGTCATTTGTCAGATACGGATAAGGAATGCCCAGCGCTGAGGCGACCTGTAACAGCGTGCGGTATTGGAACGGCTCATAGGTCGCCCCTGAATCCGCAGGCTGGCCCACGGTCACATCCTCGCCTGGGTCCAAACGCACGACCTGGCCGGGGCTGATCTCCAAGCCGCCTAGCATGTCGTCATCCTCGGACGGCAACAGCGGGTTTTCTGGAGCGGGCGAGGTCACAAACATCGCATACATCGCCGCCACTTTTTTGCGGTCGAGCTCGGCATCGTCGTATTGATCGAGCAGAAACAACTTCACGATGGCCGGTGCCAGCTTTGAGACCCCGCGCAGTTGACCCGCTTCAACGGGGTCGATCACATGGATCACCTCCGAAGCGGGCACCCGCACCATTTCTCCCGCCAACCCCGGATCGGTGCTGTCGCCCGGATGCCGCCGGAGGAAGTGGTACGCCATACGGCGTCCAACCCGGTCGAACTCGATCCCCTGACGGATAGCATTACCATTGCCAGCCCCCCCCGTCTGATGCAGCGGCAACATCTCGGCGGGCAGCATCTGTAGCTGCAAGGGAACGGAAAGCCCATCGTTCATGCGCCGTGGCCTGATCCGGAAGAAAACCTCACCGGCCAGAAACACCTCACGTGCCGCGCGCCGTTGCAACCCGTAGAAATCGGTTAACCCTTCGCTGTCAGCCTCATCCGTCCAGGCCAACCAAAGGCGCTGCAGCTCTTCCTTGTGCGCCGCGTCTGCAATTTGCGAGATTGGTTTGATCCCGTCGCCCACGGTATTTGCAGCCCAGCTTTCAACAGCATTGGCCGCATAGCCATTGTTGCGCACCAACCAGCGGGCGCGCGCGGTGATATCAGGGCCTGAGGCTGCAATCAGCGCATTTACATGCGCGCGCGTCGCCTGAAATCCGCGCAGACGGCGGTGATGCTGGCCAGCATCAAAGCCACCGACAAAGGCCCCGAGGCGCTGCCGCCAGTTCATCACAGGTCCTTCACGGCATGAGGGCGAGAGATCCGCCCAGCGCCGCGCTCAAGTTTCGCAATGCGGCGTTCGATATCAAAGACAGCAGCCGCCAATTCAGCATCGGTGCCATACGTCAGGGTCTTGCCATCATAGCTCACAGAGCGCGTGCCGCTGTAGCGCGCCGCCAACAGCGCGCTGCGGCGGGATTTGAGATCATCGATGGTCATAGGTTATTCCATGTATTTTGGCGTGCTTACCCGCCAACCGCGCCGTCGGGGGGCTGCAACGTGCCCGGCTTCGGGGGCATCAGGTTTCTTCAGATCAACGGTCGCAGTGGTGACGGCTGTGGTCTCCACCCCGGCTTGTTTTTCCAGCTGTCGCCACATCCGTTCATCGAAGCGGTCAGCACCGAGGATCCAGACAGCGGCCCGGGCGTACACCCGGGTGTCCAGCGCCTCGTTGCGTTCGCGCATCTTTTGCCATTCTTGGCGCGCGTAGCCCCGCTTGTTGCGGATCGTGACCAGCTGCTCGGCCACAAGCTGCTTTAGCCATTCGCTGTCAGTCCAGTCCGGCAGGTGGATCGTGCCCGCAGGATTTGACGTGCCACTGGCCCGGTCTTCATCGCTCGGCCGCTCCAGCCGCAGATAGCGATAGGTCTCCGCCTTGAAGGTTGCCGTAGCCACCGTCCAGAGACGCGCGCCGCGCTTGAGCTTTCGTCCGTTTACGGTTGCATCAACAAAGGTTGGCCCAGAGACCGGCGTGGCCCGGTTGAACCCCTCCAAGCCTTTGACAGGAGCCACTTGCGCAATGCCTTGGATGCGAGCCCATGCGTAGACGGCCGCCGTCTCATACCCTGTGTCGATGGCCAACTTTGCCAGGGGCATGACAGCACCGTGTTCGTGCACCCATGTTTGCCCCAGCAAAGCTGTCAGCTTGTCCCAGCAGGCAGGATCATCTGGCCCGCCAGGAATGACGATGTGATCCACGAGCCAGCTTTCCAAACCACGGCCCCAAGCCCAGACATCGACCTCGATGCGATCCTTCTGCACGTCCGCTCCCGCGGTCAGAAACAGTCCCCGCGCTGGGATCTGGGCCACGAACGTCTCGCGCCGATCTGCGAGGCGCTGCCATTCTGGTGCATCGCCACTTTCGACCCATGTCTCACCCAGCAGGGTGTTGCGCGCCGCGCGCAGCATCTCGTCGGAGCCTTGGGCCGCCAGCCAGTCGCGCGCAATCTGCTCCCAGCTCTTCCAGCCGATCGGCGAATAAAGCGCCGAGAGGTGAAAGCCGATGGCGTTGGGGTTGGCCGACACAGCCGTGGCACGCCACTCACCGCGTGCCAGCATCTCAGTCTTGTGATGCTCTGCGATAGGCTTCTCGCAGCCCACGCAGTGATACATGGCAGTTTCTGGCTGCACCTTGTCCCAGCGCAGCCGCTCGAACTGCAGCCATTGCCGGTGACCACAATGTGGGCAGGGCACAAAATACCGCCGCTGATCAGAGGCCTCAAACTCTCGCTCGATCCGGCTCAGCCCCCGGATGGTCGGGGTCGAGACCATGAACACCTTGCGGCGATGCGCAAAGGTCGTCGTGCGGGCCTCGGCCAGCGTGACCGGATCGCCTTCCTCGTCTGCGGAGGCCGGATAGGCGTCAACCTCATCCAGAAACACATACCGCGCGGGCATTGAGCGCAGACCGGTGGCCGAGTTTGCCCCGGTCAATACCAGAATGCCGCCCGGGAATTCCTTCGATAGCATCGAATTGCCTGCGTCCCGCGAGCGGGCCGGGCTGACCTTTTCTCGCAGCGCCGGGCTGTCCTCGATCAGCGGATCAATCCGACCCCGCGAGGTACGTTTTGCCATCTCCAGCGTGGGCAGCACCGCCAGCATCGGGCCTGGCGCGTGGTGAATGACAAAGCCAATCCAGTTATTACCCGCCTCGGTAGCGCCGACCTGTGCGGCCTTCATGAAGGTGATCCGCTGCGCCGGGTGGCGCGGTGACAGTGCGTCCATGATCTCGCGCAGATAGGGCGTGCGTGCGGTGCGATATTGCCCGGGTTCTGCGCTGGCGCGGGACGACAGTTTGCGATGCGCATCGGCCCATTCCGAGACTGTCAGATCTGGATCAGGCCGGATCCCGCGCCGCCAGATGCGCAGTATGTCCTCAGCGCCATCAAAGCCGAGGTCGAGCCCCTCGGTTAGGTCGCCGTCGTTCAGGCTGTGATCATGATCACCCTCATGCAAGCGAGACCCTGAGGTCTGCGAGGGCGGTGAGCTGCTCTCGGACATGGGTTTCCAGCACCCTTTGCAGGATCGCAGTTTCGATCGTCACGGGTGCTCCCGATGCCTTCTCCATCTCTGCGGACAATTGCGCAGCCATGAGAGCTGCTACGCGGGTTGTCCAGGTAACCCAGACATCCCGCTCTTGGCGGGCGAGGCGGAAGACCAGCGCCTCGGCCCGGGTGCGATCGACCAGCACGCCTTTCTTTTTCTGGATCGACAGCTGGCGCTCTTGGGCCTGGTAGACCGTCAGTGCCGTGCGCGCCTTCAGATACGACGTGCTGTCGCCGGGGCTGGAGACGCTGCCGCCCGCGACCCCAGCGCCCATCCCACCTTGCGAGCGCATTTGCTGATCTGGATCGGTCATCACTCCGCGGCGCGCATCCGAGGCGGCAGCGTTGATCGACCCGTCCGGGAACAGCACCAACCGCCCGTTCTTGCGCGCCTTTTGCACAGCCCCGCGCGAAAGGCCGGAATGGTCGGCATAGGCGCGTTCAGACATACCTTCCATGGCGCTGTGAATATCCTTAACATATTGGAACTAAATGAGAATAATGATCTTATTCAGTTGATTACACTTCCACATAGAGCGACTCTGGGTGCAGGAAAACGATGCAACTCAGCCCCGGAGACAACGCCATGACCACGAAGACCACCACCCTCGCCAAAGCCCCCAGCGAAGCCCTGCTGCTGGAGATCGCAGCGAAGCATTTCCACACCGTCGAGACGCTGGAAACCCGCAACCGCGACCGCCTCGACTTCCATGATGTCGCCGTCTGGTCCATCCGCGCGGCGCTCGAGGAGGCTTTTGAGGCTGGACGCCGCGCCGCTTGAATCCCCACACGCCCACACCCCACTCCTGAAAGGACACGCACATGGCCATCGCCACCACTTCTGACACGACACGCATTTTCATCGACCGCAGCCGATTCACTCAGGCCATGACCGTGCCCGCGCTGCAGGGCCATTTCAACGACATCAGCCTGAACGCTGAGGTCTTCGAGATGGCGGGCCGGATCGGGATCGACTGCCTGACGATCGAGCTGGCCGATGTTGTCTCCGTCCTAAAACAGCACGGGTTCATTTGAGCCCGCGCAAACACCGCAACAAGGAGACAGTCATGAGCACGCGCGCGCAGATCGCCATCGAGATCGGACCCGGAGAATGGGCCCACATTTATTGTCACTTTGACGGCTACCCTACCCATATGCTCCCAGCGCTGGCCCGCTGGGCGCCCGAGGACATCCTCGCGGCGAAGGAAATCCGTCAAGTGCGCGCGGACGCGCTGGACTGCTTTGATCCGCCCCGCGACCCAGTGATCCTGCAGCGCCCGACCTGTCAGCTCTGCCACCTCTACGTCTGGCGGGACGGGGGATGGATTGAACTCAACCCTGAAGCCCACGCCCCCGAAGGCGCAGCCCAATGACCAATCCCTCCCTGAACTGCCTGTCCGAAGACCACGGAGCCACCACCATGACCACGCACCCTATTCTACCCAGCCGCAACGAGGATTACGGGTTCTTCCGGGCCCTGACTGTTTGCCCGCATCGCGACTGCCGCAGCGCGGAGGTCTGGACGCTCGCCTTGCGCCTGATCGCTGATGCCATTGGCGTCGACAGCGAGGACGAGATGATCGGCATCCGTGATTTCCTCGACAGCCGCATGGGTCGCCACTTCGCCGACGATGTGGTCGGCAACATGACTGGCTGCAACATCGATACCGAGACTGCGATCGCATCCGCGATCAGCCGCTGGCAGGACTGGCGTATCAGCCGCAAGATCGAGCGCTGCGACGGGATCCCCGCAGGGCTGCCCTACTTGACGGGTTGGGTGCAGCATTTCGCCATCGCCTCAGCCATGGCCGAAAGCGACTGACCCAGAACCCGACCCCGACATGCCCATGACGACAGGAGGCCCAGATGCCCAAACTCACCGACACCCAGACCATCATCCTCAGCCGCGCCGCAACGCGTCCTGACAATCTGGCCATGCCGCTGCCCAAGGGGTTGCATGGGGCGGCCGCACAAAAGGCGGTGACCGCGATGATTACACGCGGCTGGCTCGAAGAGGTCGAGGCCAACCTTCGGCGCGGCGAGCCGCTTTGGCGCGAAACAGGCGATGGCCACGGCACCACGCTGGTTGCGACAGAAGCTGGCCTTGCCGCGATCGGGATAGAGCCGGTGGTGGCGACCACCATGAACAATCTGCGCAAGTCCAGACTGGACCTGGCCTCTGCGCCGAAGGATGAAGCCGAAGCGTTGACTGATCCTGTCACGCCCAAGCCGATCGCTATCCGCGCTGGCACCAAGCAGGCGAAGATCATCGCGCTCATTCAGCGGTCCGAAGGCGTCTCGATCAGCGAAATCGTTGAGGTGACCGGCTGGGCTGCACATTCTGCCAGAGGCATGATCTCGGGCGGGTTGAAGAAGAAGCTTGGACTGCCGATCATCTCCGAAAAGGTTGATCAGCGGGGCACCGTGTATAAACTTGATGTGGCCTGACCTCGGCCATTACCTCAAACGCGCGAACAACCTGCGCAGCGCGTAGCTGCGCAGCAGGGATATCCCCACAAAAACTGCGCCCAGCGCCAGATTGTCACCAAGGCTCGTGTGCAAGCCGAACCATGGGAACACGATGATCTGCGTCGCGAGCGCCAGAGCATAGCCCACCACCACATTGGTGAAAGCCTCAATTAGTGATAGGCGGCGAGACTGCATCACGCGGTCAGCCGTTGCGATTTGAGTGTCCCAAAGGTCTCTCCACTTTCAGCCAAAACAGCTTTTTTGCCGGTAAAGGCCTGCCAGCGCTCGATGGCTACATCGACATAGGTCGGGTTCAATTCAATCCCGTAGCAGACCCGGCCCGTGGTTTCCGCCGCGATCAGCGTGGTGCCGGATCCCATGAAGGGCTCGTACACGGCCTGACCGGGGCTTGAGTTGTTCAGGATTGGGCGGCGCATGCATTCGACCGGCTTCTGGGTGCCGTGCACTGTGGCGGCATCCTGATCCTTGTTTGCGATCTGCCATAGCGTGGTCTGCTTGCGGTCCCCGGCCCAATGGCCTTTTCCGGTCTTCTTCACTGCATACCAGCAGGGTTCATGCTGCCAGTGATAGTCGCCCCGGCTGAGCACCAGCCGGTCCTTGGCCCAAATAATCTGCGACCGTACGTTGAAGCCAGCCGCCATGAGGCTCTCGGCCACCTCTGCCGCATGCAGCGCGCCGTGCCAAACGTAGGCGACATCGCCCGGGAACAGCGCCCAAGCCTCGCGCCAGTCGGCCCGATCATCATTCAGCACTTTGCCGGTGCGTTTGGTTTTGGCAGCGCCCGCCTGGTTGCGCCAGCTGGGATCGTACTCCACGCCGTAAGGCGGATCCGTCACCATCAGCTGCGGTTTGACATTGCCCAAGAGCCGCCCGACCACATCGGCGGCCGTGCTGTCACCACAGATCAGCCGATGTGATCCCAGCTGCCAAAGGTCACCCGCGACCGACACCGGTGTCGCCGGTGGCTCGGGGATATCATCCTCGCCCTCGACCGCACCGCCTTGCACCTGATCCGGATCGCGCAGCAGGGCTTCCAGATCCTCATCAACGATCCCCAGAAGCCCGAGGTCATAATCCACGGCCAGAAGCAGCGCGATCTCGTCACGCAGTATTGGATCATTTCATTCGCTCAGCTCGGTCAATTTATTGTCGGCGATCCGGTAAGCCCTGCGATCATCCTCGTCGA